AGGAGTTTACCCTTAACTCCAGTTCTATGGATAGGTCTTGGAAGAAAATTAAGGAAGAGTGGGATAAGTGCATAATGCTATGTGCTAATTGTCATAGGATATGCCATAATATAGGAGAGTACCATGAGCCTTAAAGACAGCTTTAAAATAATTGAATTAGAAGAACGTGTTAAAGATTTAGAATCCAAGGTTGAACTTATTTTTGGTAACAGCGAGAGCTTCACGACTAACGAGGTTGGAATTATAGACCTGATTAAAAGAAAGACTGTTGAACCAAAAGCAGTTAAACAAAAAGCAAAGGTGGATAAGCGTGAGAGCAAAAAATAAAAAGGCGAAGTTAACTGAAGATGAATTAAAGTCTATGTTTGACTGGGAGACAGACAATGCTATAGGCAGGCATGATAGTGAGCTTTCAGAACAAAGACGTATGGCTGTAGAGTATTATTACGGTAATTCATTGGGTAATGAGGTTGAAGGGCGTTCTCAAGTGGTGTCCCATGATGTATTTGAAGTAGTTGAATGGGCCATGCCACATATTATGAAAGTATTTACAGGCAGTGACCGCATAGCAGAATTTGAAGCAACTGGCCCAGAAGATGAAGAAGAAGCAGAACAAGCTACAGACTATGTAAATTATATATTTGAGAAAAGAAATAACGGGTTTAGCATTATACACGATATGGCGAAGGATGCCCTGTTAGAGAAGACTGGAGTTTCAAAGATATGGTGGGATGACACACCTAAGATCGAAAGAGAGGAATACAGTGGCCTTGATGATTTTGCGTTTGCTAAACTGGTTAGTGATGAAGAAATTGAAGTGGTGGAGCATACCGAAACTGGAAAAGAAGTTATCGGGCAAGGGCAAATGCAAGGACAAATGCAAGGACAAATGCCACAAATGATGCGTTTCCACGATGTGGTTGTAGAACGTATAAAAGAGAACGGAAGAGTAAGAGTTGAAGTAATCCCCCCAGAAGAATTATTAGTTTCCAAAAGAGCAAAGAGTTTAGATGATGCAGATTTTGTTGGGCATAGAGTGAGTCTGACAATTTCTGAAGTTAAAGACATGTTCCCTGATGTTTCAGATGATGAATTAGATGAGATGGCAGGGGAAGACGATCAGGAATGGAATGATGAATCCAACGCAAGACATAATTTTGATGACTCGTATACCAGTAGAGATAGTGCCTTTAATAACACACATTCAGGGAGAAAGATTTGGATAACAGAAGGCTATATGAATGTGGATTGGGATGGTGACGGACACGCAGAGCTACGTAAGATAACGAAGGCTGGAAATAAAATATTGGAGAATATCCCAATAGAAGAGAAGCCCTTTGCCTCTATTTGCCCCATTCCAGTTCCACATAAATATTACGGGTTGTCGTTGTCAGATAAGGTAGTGGACATACAGATTGTAAAATCAACAATCATTAGAAACATTCTTGACAATATTTATAATTTGAATAACGGGCGTTTTACGATGCTCGAAGGTCAGGCTAACCTTGATGACTTGCTAACAAGTAGACCCGGTGGTGTGATTAGAGTCAAGACTCCTAATGCGGTAACACGCTTAGACACTCCACCTTTGCCTAACGGTAGTTTTGAGTTGTTGAATTATGTAGACCAGATCAGAGATGGTCGCACAGGTGTTTCAAAGTTCAGAACAGGGATAGACCCAGATGTGTTGAATAATGCTAAAGCAGGCCCAGCAAATGCACAAATGGATGCTGCTAATGCTCGATTAGAACTGATGGTTCGTATTTTTTCTGAAACTGGCATTAAAGATATGTTTAAGAAGATGTACGGTTTGATCCTTAAAAATCAGGATCGTGCAGAAATGATTAAACTAAGAAATAAATGGGTGCAGATAGATCCAACACAATGGAAGGGCAACACAAATGTATCGGTTAATGTCGGCCTTGGGCACGGTAACAGGGATCAAGCAATCAACCATATGGCGTTATTGGCTCAAAATTATGTCGCTATACGACAAGATCCAGAATTTAGGCACATGGTTAGTCCAAAGAATGTCTACAATATGGTCGGGGAAGCGTTAAAGTCAATGGGTTATAAAAACTTTGATCGCTTCATAAGCAACCCTGACACGACACAACCTCAACCACCTCCACCTGATCCAAAAGCTGAAGCCGATAAGATGAAAGCACAGATCGAAATGCAGAAGATGCAGATGGAAGGTCAGAAGATGCAAGCAGAAATGCAGATGGACAAGGAGAAACAAGGTTTGGAACAAATGCGTATGCAGGTTGATATGTCTAAAGATCAGCAAAAGAACCAAATCGAAGTGGCTAAATTACAATCGCAATTACAAGCAGAACGTGAGCAAAACCAGATTGAAATGCAAAAGTCACAAGTTGAAATTGAAAAGGTTCGTTTTGAGAAAGAGAAGTTAATGGCTGAAATGCAAATGGAAGCTGCTGAACACGCATTAAAGATTGAGGAACTGGAAGTTGAAAGGGAACAAGCAAGGTCGGTCAAGATTGGTGATTAAGCGAGTTAAAACTAAGTCTGGTGCCAACGCTGTCGCTAAACAGTTCGGTGAAGACAAGGAATTTAGAACTCGTATTGTACCAAATAAGAAGAAAGACTACACTATACCTTCATGGGAATAAATGGGACTACTTGATGTATCAAGACAGGCAGAGCAGGCACAGTTAGCAAGGGATGCCAGTAGATCAAGGCACGGTATATTAAACGATGACCAACCACTTCAAAGAGCCATGCGTGGTGGGAGTATGTACGGTAGCTTAATGCAAGACCCTGCTGATAAAGCAAGGATGGATCGTCAGATGTTAGAAAGCACACTAGCTATGATGCCTATGGCTGGGATGACTACATACCACGGTTCACCGCATATATTTAACAAGTTTAGAATGGATAAGATTGGGACAGGCGAAGGGGCACAGGCGTATGGGCATGGGTTGTATTTTGCGGAGAATCCTAATGTTGCTCAAGGGTATAAGGAGCGTTTATCTAGGCAGGGGGGTCTATTAGCGAAAGCACCTAGATATACGGTGGAAGGAAAAACTGACGGGTATATGGATGATGTTATACACGAAATACAAACAGCCCATAAAGGTGATATAGATAAATTTATAGCAAAAACGAAGAAAGATTTTGTCTCTACCAACGACATTAATGAACTTAAAGGAAATCCTAAAAGACTAACGGCTTTATATGAAATAAGGGATGAAAATATAGATTTTGCAAGGTCATTAAAAGGGAAAAAGATTGAAGAAATCGGCAACCTCTACAAAGTTGATCTCCCTGATGACCAAATAAAAAATATGCTTGATTGGGATAAGCCTTTGAGTGAACAAGGAAAGCACATACAAAATTTAGTCAAGTCTGAACACCCAGAACAATGGAACTTGGGTATAAAGATGGATAAAATTCGTAATAATCTTAAAGAAATGGCAGATAAATATGGAAAATCAGGAGAATCTTATAAGGAAGCTATAGGCCATGCCCCAAAGAAAGTCCAGAAAGAATACCAGAATTTACTCAATGAGTTTCGGCAAGCAGAGTTATCTATGCGTGAGGTAAAAATTCGCACACCACAGATGCCAAGTTCTGGGGAGAGTATATATCATTCTATTGGGGCTAAACTTGGGAACCCAAATCAAAGTATGGGTGGGTTCTTAGATGCCCCCGGAGCGTCTGAATTTTTAAAATCTAAAGGCATCCCCGGTATTAAATATTTAGATCAAGGTTCTAGGGGTGCAGGACAAGGAACAAGCAACTTTGTTGTGTTTGATGAAAACATCCCAAAAATATTGGAGCGTAACCAACAGCCAATAGGTGGCTTGTTAGGTAAATAACCTTTAAATAAGGTATTATATGAATGATGATGGAGCATCGTTACATCAAGAAGTTAAGCAAGGGCGAGATGCAGAATATCTTTTAGATAACCCTGTATTCCAACAAACTTTCGATTACTTGAAAGATGCTTATTTTAAGGCGTGGGAACAAACCTCTGTAGAGGATTCCAAGTCAAGAGAAAACGTCTGGATGATGTATAAAACGCTGGATGCTGTACATGGACATATTAAAACATATGCCGATACAGGTAAACTGGCAAAAAAACAATTAGAAGATATGGGAGCATAATATGGAAAAAATGGGTAAATATCCAACTCCTAAGAACGCACATTATAAAGACAGTGGCGGTGGCAGATCAGAGTTGAGACAAAGTGTTTCAAGTTCTAGTTTTGAGAATAAAGACCAGTCAATGTCTATGTGTCAAAAAGGGCGTTCAGGTGGAGCATCTAAGAACAAAGGTATGTATCAAAAATAAGGAGTAAGTTATGAGTGGTGGTGGAAGATATAATCAGATGGTAGTACACGGGGCTTTCCAACCTCGTAAGTTGGCTTTCGAGAGAGTAACAGCAGATACAACTCTAACCCCGACAGACAGTGGAAAGGTTATTTTTCTGGGGGCGAATGGAGTTGATGTAACTCTGCCTAGCACTCCAGAAGCAGGTTTAAATTACAAGATTATTTTAGTTGAGGATTACAGCACTGCTGTGTGTACGGTTACGATTGATGGATCTGGTGAATTTTTCGCTGGCACCATCTCTTCTGCGACACATGACACTACTGTCGATTCAGCTATTTTTGATGGATCAACGCACGATGTCATTACTTTTAGTTCTACATCCGTGCAAGGTGATTATGTTGATATAATCTGTAATGGGACTATCTGGTGTGTATCAGGTATGGCTACTGTAGTTGCTGGAATTGGAGCGTCAACAAGTTAATTTTATGGTTTATCCCTTTGATTTTGAGTGAAGTTTGAAGAGAGGCTTCAAAGGTTTTGCTTTTTGCTTTTAGTAGTTGGTTAAACTTTTTGAACATCTTTTTCTAATATAACCCTCAAAAAAGGGCTTGTCAAGTAAAATCGTACATTAAGGAGAAAATAAATGGCTGAGACCAACCCAAGTGTGGGAGTCGATGTTAGTCCAGAAGTGGCTACTGTCGATGAACATCAACAGTTTAATAGTGAAACAGATGCTGCTGAAGCAATTGTAAAGAAAGGAATTTTGGATGAAGTAGAAGAAGATTATCTGCCATCCCAAGATCGTGGGCACACTCCAGAAGAACCCACGGCAGAAGAAACGCAGGAAGTACAAGAAGGAGAACAGCCAGAGGTTGACGAATCCGAGCCAGAATTAGGTGAAGAAGAGTCAGAAGAGTACGATGTTGAGGTACCAACCTACACCCTGAATGTTAAGGGTAAGCAGGTACAGGTAGACCTTGAAGAACTCAAAAATGGCTATCAAAAAGGTGCTGATTACACCCAAAAAACTCAAGGTCTTGCTGAAGAAAAAAGGGCTTTTGATGCTGAAAAAAATGCTGTGATACAAGAGCGTCAACAGTATAATCAGGCATTAACCCAGTTTCAGCAGTTGATGAATGAGCAATACCAGCAATACAACAATATTGACTGGGCACAGTTGAAAGAGGATGACCCTATTGGTTATATGACACGCAAAGAAGAAATGCGTGATATAGAGACCAGACATCAAAGGGCGGCTCAAGAACAACAGCAAGTTACTCAACAACAGCAACAGCAATATGCAAGACAGCATCAGGAACTTGTAGCAAAAGAGATGGATTTGTTGGGCGATAAAATGCCCGATTGGAAAAACCCTGATAAGAGAGCAAAGTTGAGTGAAGAGCTTAAACTATACGCTACTAATATCGGGTATACCAAGGAAGATTTGGATGGAGTCACAGACCATAGGAGCTTGTTGATATTAAACAAGGCTAGGTTATACGACAAAATTCAAAAATCAAATCCAAGGAAAATAAAGCAGGTTCCAAGAGTAGTTAAAGGTGGTAGTAAGAACACCCAAGCTCGTGATAGTAAAACAGGAAAATATAAATCTAAATTAAATTTGGCTAAACAAAGAGGTGGTCGCACTGAAGATATAGCTTCTGCTATCTTTGAATTAATGTAGTAGCCTTTTTTAAGTTCTTTAAGGAGTAAATGAAATGTCAGTAAAAGCAAACACTTTTGGTGTTGGTGCAGCAACCAACATCACGACAGCAGTGGGTGGTAGAGAAGACCTCACAGACGTCATCTATAATATCGCCCCAACGGAAACACCGTTCATGTCAAACATCGGCAGAACTAAATGTTCAGCTACAACGCATGAATGGCAGACAGATTCGTTGGCAACAGCAGCAGTTAACCAAAATCTTGAAGGTGAAGATTACGATTCAGCAGGTCTTGATGCTTCAGTTGTTACAACCAGACTTAGCAACTACACGACCATCAGTGCTAAAACACTGATTATTTCTGGTACACACGAATCTGTTTTAAAAGCAGGTAGAAAATCAGAAATAGCATATCAGGTGGCTAAGAAAGGTAAGGAGCTAAAACGAGACATTGAATTTTCTCTTTGTCAAGTGCAAGCACCTGTTGCATCCACTGGTACCACGACACGTAAAACTCGTGCCTTGGAGAGTTGGGTGAGTAGTAATGTTTCTTCAGGAACCAGTTATGCCTTGAATGGTTCTACTTATGTTATCACCGATGGAACTCAACGGGATCTAACTGAAGCGATGGCTAAATCAGCTATTCAATCAGCTTGGACTTCTGGTGGAGATCCAGAAATGATGCTTTGTGGTGCTGTTAATAAGCAAAACATCTCAAGTCAATTCAGTGGTATTGCCACGATGTATCGTGAGCAGTCAGGAACTGGGCCGGGTACGATTATCGGTGCTGCTGATATTTATGTCAGTGACTTTGGTGAGTTGAAAGTTGTGCCTTCACGATTCAGTCGAGATCGTACTATTTCAATTATTCAGAAAGATATGTGGGCTGTTGCTTACTTACGACCTTTCAAGGTTTATGACCTTGCTAAGACGGGTGACGCTGAGAAGAGATTACTCTTGTCGGAATGGACTCTCGAATCTCGTAACGAAGCAGCTAGTGCTAAAGTAGCTGATCTTAATACAAGCCTTCTGTAATCTAGAAGGTTAAACCAATATTGGGGGGTGTAACAGCCCCCCTTTATACGGAGAATCACATGAAAGAATTTACATGCGAATACAATTGGGTGATGTGGGCAATTGTTATTGTTGGGGCAGTATATCATCACCTTTTTTGAGGTTTAAACGATAATGGCAGATGTTAAAATAAGCGAAGACTGGGGCAACAACATGGTGAAAACCACAGGTTGGGTTGATACAAACACTGGTGATGTCCATATGTCTACGTTTCAAGATATTAACGAAATAGTCAAAAAGAACAGAGCGGATCGTAAGGCTTTTGCTATTGATAAAAATAGCAGTAGTGGTCGTTTTGGTGAGTTTGCTAAAGTAGCTTCTATTCCAAATGTCGTTGTTGACCAATTAATGAAAAGTGGTGTCTGGTTCGATAGGGTTGCTTTTAGAAAGTGGCTTAACGACCCAGACAACCGCCTTTTTAGAACTATAGATTGTAACTTATAAACATGGCTATTGATTCATACACAAAACTAAAAACTTCTGTTGCTTCTTGGTTGGATAGAGATGATCTGACTGATAATATTCCTGATTTTATTAGCCTCGCAGAAGACAGAATAAACAGACATATCAGGGTGCGTTCTATGGAACATAGAGCAGAAATGTCCACTGTAGCGAACCAAGAGTATTATGGTTTGCCTGATAATTACATACAGATGCGACATATTGCCGTTCAGGGTACGCCTAACAATGATTTAGAATATCTTACCCCAGAGCGTTTTGACACAGATTTAATTGGATCAGGAAAACCGAAATATTATACTTTAATTGGTAACGAACTGCGTTTAGGGCCGAAACCTGCTGGAGTTTATACCGTGGAAATGGTGTTTTATAGGAAGTTTAGCCACCTTTCGGACAGCCTCACAAGCAATAAATTATTAGAAGATCATTCAGACCTCTTGCTTTATGGGTCTTTATTAGAAGCAGAACCCTTTGTTAAAAACCCAGAGTCAGCAAAAATGTGGGGTCTTTATTTTAATCAGGCAATTGATGCAATAGCGTCTGCTGATGCAAAAGACAGACATTCTGGTGGTGCGTTAGCTATACGAAGTGACCACAGAGGTATTTAGATGGCAAGTACAACGTGGACAAGAGTTACACAAGTACAATACTGGAGTACCATTAGTAACAACTGGAATACAAATTCAGACAACTGGGATGATAACTGGACTGAATGGAGTGTTGATCTTGGTATGAGTTGGGAAAATATAAGACAAAACTGGAATACCATTAACGAAATTTGGTCTGATTAGGAGACATCATGGCATTAGAATCTGTAACAAACATAGACGATTTAAACGCATCAAATCCTGTTGTGGGTGATCCAGTTAGTGAAGGTGATGACCACATAAGGAACATAAAAACAGCACTTACTACAGACTTCCCAAACATTGGTGGAGTTATGAGTGCGACACATACCGAGCTTAATGCACTATATGGTGTAACAGCAGGTACTGTAGCAGCTTCTAAAGCGTTAGTCTTGGATAGCTCAAGCAAACTAAATACGATTAATGTTGATAACATTGACCTTGATGGCAACACTATATCAACCACCGATTCTAATGGTGATTTATTGATTGCTCCAAACGGAACAGGTGATGTTGATTTTGATGCCTGTTCTATCATGATTGATACAACCCAAGGAATTAAAGACGCAGGTGGTGACGAATATATTATCTTTACTGAATCATCAACCCCAGTTAATTATATAGGAATACATAATGCTGATTCTGCATCTGCCCCTGCTCTAGCGGCTGAAGGTTCTGATTCTAATATCAACTTAAATCTAATACCAAAAGGGTCTGGTAAAGTTGATGTTCAAGGTGGTTTTATGACTTCTGAAACGGCTACTTTAAGTGGTGCAGGAGCAATCCCAATAACGGGATCAATCGCAGAATGGACTACGACAAGTGCCGATGCAGGAACCTTGGCGGATGGAGTGGAAGGACAGCATTTGTTTATCATTCTTAAAGTAGATGGTGGTGTTGGTACACTGACCCCAAGTAACGCAGGTGGTTATACAACGATAGCTTTTAGCGATGCAGGAGATAGTGTGCATCTGCTTTTTACAAATGGTAACTGGTACATAGTCGGTCAAGGTGGACTCACAACTGGGCCATTATCCGCATAAAATAGGAGAATAAAAAATGGCTTATGTAGGCCCGTTTCATAGTGAAACTGCTACTTCTGCAACATTGGATCAAGTGCTGACCAGCGTTGTGAATGTGCAAACAAGAAATTATAAAAGGCTTTTTTGTCTTGTAACTGCTTCAGTACAGGCATTTGACCAGTTTGCGGTTTATGCAAAACCACATTCTGCAAATACAGTCTATGCGACCATAGCTTCAGCTTCAGGGGATTTTACAAGTCCAACCAGCCCGATGTTAGGGGCTTCTGGTAACCTTACAGCTTTAAGTGGTGCTACTGGATGGTTTTACATGGATGTAGAAGGTATAGACACGGTAGACATAAAATTAGCTTTTGGTGCTGACAACGGTACTTATGTCATAGATGTTGGTTTACAGTAAGGAGAAATAAATGGGCTTAGAAAGTGTAACCCACCTAGATGATCTTGACGCTACAAACCCACTTGGGACTGATCCAAGGTCAGAAGGTGACGATCATATAAGAAATATCAAAAGCATGTTGTTGACTGACTTCCCCAATATTTCTGGTGTTGTCTCTTCTACGCATTCTGAACTTAATTTTGTTGATGTCACAGCAGGAGCTTTAACTGCATCAAAGGCAATTGTAGTTGACAGTTCAAGTAAGATAGACAACCTAAAAGTAGATAATTTAGATATAAATGGTAATGCTATTACATCAACAGACAGTAATGGTGATGTCACCATCACGCCTAACGGGACAGGGGATTTAAT